ACCTATAGCAGCAAAAGATTGAAAACCTGCACTTGCTCCAGCCAGTGTGACTGTGCCTGTACCTGTTGTCGTTGTGGTTTCTTTTACTCTATCTTTTACGATAAGAGCCATGTTTTATCCTTACGCTAATTCTACAGTTAAATTACCAGTAGTGATTTTAAATATATCACCAGAGTCAATAGTTTTAGAAGCATCTAATGCTGTGTGGTATAACATATTACCACCAGAAGCAGCATCCCATAAACCAATCCATCCTACAGTTCCCCATGTTGCAGTTGCAGTTGGGAAAGTAACATCTGCATCTGTAGCAACTAAACCTGATGTTCCTGAAGCAGTAGCAAAAGAAGCAGCAGTTCTAGCGTAAGATCCACCAGAAACTTCTGTTCCAGTTCCAGCATCTGTTGGGTTTGCTGTGTGTAATGATACATAAGGGTCGTTTACTGCTGTAAAAGCAACCCCATTAAGTGTAGCGTTTAGAAGTGCGACTTCTAAATAATCCGACATTTCAGCCATAATAATTTACCTCGTTGAGTTAGTAATAGTAAGTGGTTGAGCAGGGTATTCTGATTCGTCATCACTCTTGCGTAGAGCTGTAACTCCTCTGTCATACATACTTGCCCATGTGTTAAGTCTTTCATCATTCATCAAGTATGGTTCTGCTTCACCTAGTGCAGCGTAAAGTAATAGATCAGGTGTATTTGCTAACCAAAGGTTAGATGAATTAGTGTCGCTTAAATATTCTGGTTTATAGAAGTAAACCATTTGTAGCGTGTAAACAGCATCAGGGATAGGAGCAAATTGAAACTCTGCACCGAGTAGTGTATATCTACTAGGTAATCCAGATTCTGCTGAATGAGCATTTCTAAAAAAATTACTTGTTGATAGAAATTTAATTGTTTGTGGTGGGTTGCCTTGTAAATGTAAATCTTTCATAGCCACAAAGTCAGAAGGCAAAGATACTGTTTTATCACCTGCTGTAGTAGATGCAGTAGCAACTTTAAGCATTTGTCTTATGCGTAAGTCTCTTAACAATCTATCTTCAGCTAATCTAATAAACTCTGGTATCTGGGTTGTTAAATCAGAACGAGCTAAATAATCAGCTATAGTCGCTTGTAGCGTTGTGTAATCTGTAAAAAATGCCATTTAGATTCTGCCCTGTTTTGTTCTAAAAAATCTATTGTCTGGGTCGTTTAACCATGCAAAGAATTTCTTTTGGTCTAATACATGAAACCCTCTCATTATTCCTTGTTGGTTTAACTTATCAATAACAGTCAAAGGTATAGATGCTATCTTGTTATCAAAGACATCCTCACCCCATTTTGTTGAGCTGCTATTGTATTCTTGTTTGTTCTTTTCAATAATGTCAGTTACATCCTGATTGGTTTCTACAATCTTTCCATTATCTGTATTATGTTCTTTAAATTTTCTCATTTTATTCTCAATAATAATACTGCCCCCGAAGGGGCAATATAATGTTTAACCTAAATTAAACTGCCAAGTCAGCAACGATACCATGTGCTTTCTCGTTAGATACTTGTAGAGTGTACTCAACAAGCATTTGATGTTTCTCACTGTCACCAGATTTAGCCAATAGATTTGACTCAAATGGTCGTAGTGTAGCAACAGATGCCATAGTTGGGTCAAGCACTAATGCTTGTTCTGCATCTGGAGTTGTATCAGGAGTCATAAATCTGTCAGGTACAACAGATAAAGTACCGAAGTCTGATAAGTAAACATCAGCAGCACCAATAATAGTAGTTGCTTTAGCAGCAGGAGCTTGATAACGCTGTTCTGCAATACCAGTAAAAGTAGATACTACTTGCTTTTGTGTTGGTGGCACAACTAATAAAGTTGGAGTACCGCCATTTTCAAATACAGATTTAACGCACTCTTTAAGTTTATCTTCTGTAAATGCAGAAGCAGTAGCACCTTCTGTACGAGCTGCTGTACCATTAGCACCAACTGGTGCAACACCATCTGTCATTGTTACAAAGTTAGTACCAAGCCATGTTTGGATAGAGCCAAGTAGTCTAGCTGCTGAACCAGCAGTACCATTACTTGAAGCTACATTACCAAGAATAGTTTTTTCCATGTCTCGTTTTAGTTCTTGTCCTGCTTTAGCTAGTTGGTAAGCTGTTTCTGTCTTACGACCTGCTTTATCAACTGCATCAAGAGTTCCAGAGATATGTACTGTTTTACCTTGAATTTGTGTTCTGTTACCTACACGAGTTGTAGGAGTATCAGAAGCACCTGTCGCATCAGCACCCTCAATTAAACCTGCTGCACTAGCTGCTGCTAGGTCATCAGTTTGCCATTCGTGATATGTTGCTGTTGCTTTTGTTTTACCAATAGATGAAACTACTGGTGTTTCGGTTGGTGCAATATTGAAGATAGTGTTGCTTAAATCTTCTCTTTGACCAATCGCTGTATAAGTTCTAAATTCTGCCATTGTTTTTCCTTAAATAAAGTTTTCAAATATAGCTGCGGCATCTCTGGCTGAACCAGTTTGCTGTAGCCTTTTTAATTGTTTCTTTTGTATGTCGGTTACATTCTGCTTTACTTTAGCTCCAGACTTTACAGTCTTTGGTGCTTTAGCGACTTTTTTCTTAACACCAGCTTTACCTGCCATTAATTTGTCGTACTGTGCTGCTTTATGTAATACCAATACATGGCGAGAGTCATAGACTTGAGATAATTCTTCGTCTGTGAAACCAACCTTTTTTCCGTAGCTACGAATATCATTTCTGATTTGTTCGCCTTTCGTTTTGTCTGAAAACTCTGGTAAGGATTCTGCTAGTTTAATTTGTTCTTGTTCTACAAACTTTTGCATTTTTGCTTGATTATCCGCTTGTTGCTCTTGAGCAAGGCGATTTTTTTCAGCCTGTATAGCTTGTAGTTGTTCTTTTTTTTCGGTCATTTCTGCGACCTTAACTGCATATCCTACTGGGTCGTTCTCTTTCATTACAGATAAATCTTCTGGACTGTCATTAGTTCCAGTTAAGAATTGTTCTACTGCCTGTAATTTTTGTGAATAATCATCTCTAACTTTTCTAGCTTCAATAATAGCTTTAGCTTCTTGCTCAATGACTTTACGCTGTTCAGCTACTTCTTGAGTCTTTTTAGTATAATCAGAGCCGAGTTGATAAGATTTCTTTAGTTCATCAAGGGTAACTTCTTTTTCTTCACCTGCTGCTTTAATAGTGAAAGTTTGTTCTTCCTCAACTTCTTCAGGTTCTTCAACTTCGGATTCTTCCTCAACTTCTTCTTCGGCTTCTACTTCTTCTTCCACCTCTGGTTCAGTTTCAGTTTCCTCTACTTCTTCTACTTCTTCGGTTTGTTCTTCTACAACTTCTGGTTGTTCCTCTGTGGAGTCCTCTGGTGCAGATAACATACCTTCAATAGCTGAAGCTGCATCTGTTACTGTTAGATTTCCACTTTCCGTTGTATCGGAAGTCATGGTTTCATCACTCATGTTTATTTCCTTGTGCCATCTCGGTGTGGCTTTCCCATACAGGCAATATGCCTATAATATCTTCCATGATCTGTCTTTAATCTCATCATCTTTAGCAATGGATTTAAAACGATTCATGATTTCATTAATTGCTCTAATTCTGACATAAGCTGATTCTCTTACGCTTACTTCGTCATCATCAGAGTTAATGATTAATTCCATTAATTCTTTTTTCATTTCTTCTACTTCGTCATTGAGTTCCTGACTTTGCAGAATATTTCTAAATGCTTCTGATTTAGTCATTATTTAGGTGTTGCCATATTTTGTATTTTTTCTAAAGATTCCATAACTACTTTATCTTGTTCACTTTGTGCTTTTTGTGCAAATTCTAATTCTTTTAACGCCATTTCTTTTTCAAACTGAACTCTATCTTGCTGTAGCTCTAGCATTTCTTTTTGTGATTTTAATTCTGCTTTTTGTTTTTCTAATTCTAATTTAGCCATATCTGATTGCATTTTCATTTGTGCTTTTTCTCTTTCTACTTCTGCAAGTATAGCTGCTGCTTTAGTATTGCTATCTTCTTCTTTAGGAGCTTGTGCAGCGGCTTGAGCCATTTGCATAGCTTGTTCTTCTGATATTTCCATTAAGAACTGACTGTCATCTTTAAACCCAGCCATATTAACAAACCTTGCTAGTGTATCTCTGTATTGTTTAATATTAACTAACGGGTTGTTTAAACCATATCCTTTAATAACTTCTTCTTGTTTAGCAAGAATCATTTGCATAGTCGCTAATTGCTCTTGCTTACCGCCTGTACCTAAACCTACATTAACAGTCAGGTTGTATTCTGTGTCCCATTCTCTAGGATTCATAGGAACAAAAGAATTGTTAATTTTAATGATTCTTTCTTTGTCTTGGTATTTACATACTAATGCCATAATACCTTTAAATAATGTGCTAACACCTGTGTCTGCAAATATACGAGCTATGAGTTCTAGTTTTCCTTGTGATGCAGATGTCATAGCACTTACTGCTGTAGCTGTCACATTTTGTAAAAGATTAGGGTCAAGACCTTGCTGTGCATCTGATACACCACTTCGTTTTGCTTGAATACCATCTAGGTATTCCAACATAGGAAATGATTGACCTGCACTAGATTGTACTGTCATAGGTACTAACGCATTAGGGTTCTTAATACGAATAACACCACCTGCTGTAGATGTTAGTAAGTCATCAAGATTAACCTGTCCTTCTACTGCACCTACACGATAGTTGTTAGTTAAGTATAAGTTGTCTAGCATTTGTCGGGTAACTGTTGACTTAATTAACTGTAGGTCTATTGCTCTGTCTGCTAAAGATTGTCCAAAGAATTTGTGTGGAACTGGAATAGGGCAAACACTGTGGAAAGGAACATAATCACATTCCTCACTCATTAATACTTCATTTCCTGCGTAGCAAACTCTGTGAAGTTCTGCTATACCATCTTTATCTAAATCTGTTTTTACATAACACTCGTAATACTCAACCAATTCCATTGATTCATCATTAGAGTCATTAGTATTAAAAGGTTGCTCACCTGCACCATATCTCGCTACCCTCTCTGGTGTAAAATCTAATGTATCACCCATAGGTAATGTTTCAACAACTTTTGGGTCATACCCCATTGCCACTAAATCTGAACGAGTAACTAAACTTCTTTGTGCTACAAAATCAGAATCTTCAATAGTTACTGCTCTTTTGTCTATTAAAAATTCTTCTGGTGCTACATTTTCTATTTTAATTTTAGAATAATCTTTTGTGCGTTTGCATTTTACATTGTAGTAAATATTTACAATCGGTGGAACATCCATCATAACTGGCTCACCTACTTCGTTCATATTAGGCTGACCTGTCATTGGGTCTACGTCTTATTGTGGTTCTTGCTCTATTACTTT